ATTGAGTTCACGATCCGCATGGCGATCACGACATTGTCGATGGTTATCGTCGTAGTTGTGCTGGCTTTGGTCGTTGCCTTGTTTATGCCTAACGAGCTGATTGACAGTGTTGCCGTCCTTGAGATGATCAATCCGGCATTCCAGACCATTATCGGGGCTTTCGTCGGCTTGCTGGGTGGCTTGAGCTTGAATGCAAATGCGCGCGATCCTAAGCCGGAAGAGCCTGCCCCTGTTGAGCCAGCGCCTGTTGATGATGCCCCAGTAACAGCTACGCCCGTTGCTGCTAATGAAACCTTCTTTACTAACAGCAAAGAAGAGGTTGATCTGACCGAAACGGTCGATGACGACGACGATGATGATCTCGCCCCGTGGGAGAAATATCGGAACGACCTGCGGTACGACCTGAATGGCGACGGCGTGATTGATGAGAACGATTTTCCGGCATGGCGCGATAATCTGAAAGGTCCACAATGAGCCTCGTAAACCTTCAGCAGAAAATCGGAGTAACGGCAGATGGCGCGTTTGGTCCGGGGACGCTTAAGGCGGCTGCAGCTTTCTATAAGCTATCGCCTAATCGCGCTGCTCATTTTTTTGCTCAAACTGCGCATGAAAGCGGGAACTTCAAGACGTTCTCCGAGAACCTAAACTACGGCGCGAAGGGCCTGCGCGGCATCTTCGGCAAGTACTTCCCGACCGACGCCTTGGCTCGAGCCTATGAGCGTCAACCGCAGAAGATTGCCAACCGGGTCTATGCCAACCGCATGGGCAATGGCGATGAGGCTTCAGGCGAAGGGTGGCTGTACAGAGGCCGAGGAGCCCTCCAATTGACTGGCAAGGCGAATTTCAAGGCGTTTTCGGACTATATCGGTCGTCCTGATGTGATGACAAACCCAGACCTCGTGGCTGGTGAGTTGTGCTTTGAGAGCGCGCTTTGGTTCTTTGACCGCAACAAACTCTGGTCGATCTGTGATCAGGGCATCAACGACGCTGCCATTCTTGCTCTGACGAAGAGAATTAATGGTGGCACGCACGGTCTCGATGACCGTAAAATGAAGACCAAGAAGTTTGCGAGCTGGCTCTGATGTTTGGCATCCCGACACCTTACATCATGGGCGGCCTACTTCTGATAGGCTTTGTCGGTGGCTACAAGGTGAAGGACTGGCAGTGCGACGCTGCCTATGCAAAAGCACTGGAGAAGGCCGAGAAGCAGCGTGCTGCGATGCAGCAAGTCATCGACAGCAAGGCTAACGAGTATGAGGAGGTGCGAAATGCGGCAGAGGTCACATCTGTTGAGCGGACGAACACCATCAAAGAAATCTACAGGAACATCCCAGCTCCTCCTGCTGACTGCCCTACCCCTCCTGATGGCGTCGTCGGGGTGCTCAAGCAAAGCATCCGTGATACAGACACTCCCGGCACCACCCGCGAATCTGGCGTTTCCGTGCAAGAACCTGAGCGAGCCTCCCGTTCCTCTAATTGATCCGGAGCGCGCGCTGTGGGAAAAGGGTATGATTGAAGCGTTTGGAGATTGCAAAGCAAAGCACCGCTTGATTGTTGAAGCGTGGCAAGAGGCCCTGAAGGCCAAAGCAAAATAAGGAAAGCGAACATGGCTAAGAAAAAGGACGGCGCAGTAGGGGAGAAGCTCCCAGTTCAGCCCACCCTGATGGTCAAGCTGATGAATGTGAAAACGAAGTTGGCAGTCGCCGTCGCAGCTGTTACAGCGCTGATTGCAGCAATCGCTGAATTAATGTAAGGCTTCGCTCATGGCCACAGCGATGACGTATAACAGTTTGCTTGATGACCTCCGGAATTATCTGGAGCGCGGAGCTACGCTGGCCACAGATCCCTCAGTTTACCTGCAGCTTCCCAGCTTGGTTGGGCTTGCTGAACGTCGCCTCGCACGTGAACTGAAGATCCAAGGCACCGTCACGGTGGTCAGTTCGACCATGACGCAGGGGCAGGCGACCTATCCGAAGCCTGATCGCTGGCGCGAAACCGTCAGCATGCGTGTCGGCACAGGTGCTGGCTACAATACGACGCGCGAGATCTTCCCGCGCTCCTATGAGTATATGCGCCAATACTGGCCGAACCAGACGCAGACAGGCACGCCGCGCTTCTACGCGGATTACGACTATCAGCATTGGTTCTTCGCGCCGACGCCGTCCGATGATTTCCCCTATGAGATCATCTATTACGAGCTGCCGCCGCTGCTCGGCGACGACGTGCAGACCAACTGGTTCACTGAGTATGCGCCGAACGCGCTGCTCTATGCCTCTCTCTTGGAGGCTGCGCCGTTCCTCAAGAACGAGGAAATCATCCCAATCTGGCAGGGTTTCTACGACCGCTCCATTGCCGCGCTGAATGGCGAAGACATTCGTCAGATCGTCGACCGTGGCATCATTCGTAGGGAGGACTAATAGTGCCGTCTTTCACAAATACCTTCGGTGGCACAGTCGTCTACCCCGCTGACGTAAGCTATCGCGCCATTGCTCTGACCGCCAACGTCACACTGACGTGGCCGACCGAGCTTGCAACCAATACGAATGTCGTCGCATCCATCATGGATGTAACGCCGTCTGGAGCTGGCTTCACGATCCGCATGCCGGACGCCACGCAGGCGAGCGTCGGCCAGACCGCGCTGTTCTTTAATGTCGGCGCGTCGTCGTTCACGGTCGCCGATAACAGCGGCAACACGATCCAGACCATTGCTGCTGGTCAAGCATGGCAGATCTACCTCACGGGCAATGCGACTGTTAACGGCACATGGCGTCCGATCCAGTATGGCGCTGGCACGTCGTCCGCATCCGCGAGCGCACTGGCTGGTGCTGGCCTCAAGGCGATCACGACCACGCTCAATCAGGCGGCTCCCACGACGCTGTTGTCGTCCAACTATACGCTGACATCCGTCGACCGCGCTCGCGTGCTGGTTTGGAACGGCGGCGCTGGCACGTTTACAATGCCGTCGGCAGCGACTGCGGGTAACGACTGGTTCTTTGATGCCCGTAACTCAGGCACTGGTGGGCTGACGATCACACCCACTGGCGGTGAGCTGATCAACGGTCAAGCAACGCTGGTATTCAATCCCGGTGACAGCGCCCGCGTAATCACTGACGGATCGAACTTCTACACGATTGGTTACGGTCAGAGCGCCACGTTCGCCTTCGACTATGTCTCGATCAGCCTGACTGGGCAGCCCAGTCCGTACACATTGTCCGGCACGAACCTGAACCGCATCGCCTATCAGTTCAGCGGCGTACTGACCGCGAACATGGAGATCGTCGTTCCGAACACGATCCAGCAATACTGGGTCCGGAACAACACGACCGGCAGCTACACGCTTACGGTCAAAACCGCAGCTGGGACTGGCGTTAGCGTCGTTCAAAACGGCGCGGCTATCATGTACTGTGACGGCACAAACGTCGTCGAGGCTGACACGAACAACCTCAGCACGCCGATCTCGATATCGCAGGGCGGTACGGGCGCAACGACTGCCGGCACAGCGCTCATCAATCTGGGCGGCACGTCGCTGGGTATTGGCCTGTTCACAGCCACCAACGCTGCCACAGCGCGCGCATCGATTAGTGCCGCAGCCTCTGGCGCTAACAGCGACATCACCTCCCTGTCGGGCCTCACAACGCCTCTGAGCGTCCCTCAGGGTGGCACAGGCGTGGCCACTGTTCCGACCAACGGTCAGGTTTTGATTGGTAACGGGACGAACTATTCCCTTTCCACCCTCACCGCAGGCACTGGCGTCAGCATCACGAATGGCTCTGGCTCGATCACAATCGCCAGCACGGGCGTCACCGTGTATCCGGGTGCAGGTATTCCGGTCAGCACTGGCTCTGCGTGGGGCACGTCTTACGGCACGACGGGTACTGGCACTGATGTAGTTCTGGTGGATAGCCCGGGCCTCACTGGTATTCCGACTGCTCCGACGGCCACGCCGGGAACCAGCTCTACTCAGATCGCTACGACGGCCTTTGTCGCTGCGGCGGCCTTCTCTGCCGCGCTTCCAAGCCAGACTGGTAACGCGGGTAAGTTCATCACGACTGATGGCTCGACGGCATCTTGGTCTTACGTCCCAGTCGGCAGCATTAATGCCACCGGCACTCTGGACTCCATGACGTTCCTGACTGGTGATGGCACGTGGTCGACGATCACTGTCAGCAAGATCACTGCGACTGGATCTCCGTCTGCTACCACGTTCCTGAGTGGAGCTGGCACATGGTCGACGATCCCGATCAATGCGATTGCAGCGTCGGGAACGCCGAGCGGGACGACATATCTGCGCGGTGATGGGACGTGGAGTACCGTGAGTGCATCCACAATCCTCCCATCTCAGGCCGGGAAC